CTATTGGGGAACACAGTAATGGCGGCGCCCGCGCCGTCTTTGATCTGCACCTGGGCCGTCGCTGCCGTGGCGACGACGATGATGAGTCGGTGCAGGAAATCACCTAGCGCGCCAGTCACGCCGAGAACTTGGTCTGTCTGGCTCGCCGCGACGGTTTCGTAGTCGAACTGCCCCTGCTCAACGACCGCCACACCGTTTGACGTATCGACATTGGGAGCGGTGGCATACACGTGCAATTCGCCGGAACTGCTCACCACAGCCCGCTCTAGCGTCTCGATGCCGTTATTCAGGGTAGTGCCAGCCAGTCGGCCAGAAATCGCTACGTCGCCCATCAGGCTTCCTCCATCCGCTTGCGTGTTTGTCGGCGGATCAATTCGTTAATCGTCTGCTGTTGCGGCCAGCGGGGTTCTGGTATTGGCGCTTTCTCGCGCTCCGACTTCCACACCAAGCACGCATATCGGAAAGAGTCCGCGAAATGACTCGTCCAATCATGCCGGGGCTTATCCCGGAACATGCGCTTGTCCTCGTCGTACTCTCGCTGGTAAGCCTTCAGGGCTTCAAGGCCGGATTCGCACTGCTCATCTACCCACGCCGTTTTCAGCGTGAGTCTCGCGGCCTGTATGCCGTCAATCAGGCCCAATTCGGGGACGATGCGCGGCTTCCAATTCAGCGCCCGAAATTGCTCTTCGATGCTTCGCCCGGTTTGCAGGGACTTGGCCCGTGCGTCATGGGGAAGCCACAGCCATTCGGCGTACTTGTACGGCTTGGCCTTCAAGACTTCGTGATAGTGCGAAATGGGCTGCCCGCTGCTGCTGTAGCAGTCGATGAGCCGCAATTCCTTGTGGACTTGGAACCACCAAATGGCGGTGTCGTCGGTGTACCCCAGGTCGAACACGGCGTGTACGGGCAGGGCCGAATCGTACAAGCCCGCCTTCTTCCTGCCGGCCTGCTCAAGTTCCCACAGCTCATGCCCGAATATCGCGCCCGGAATCGCTGCGTCGAAGTCGCACAGCATTTCCTGCCGCCATTCGTCGTCCGTCAATTCAGAACGCAGGGCGTCCAATTCGGACTGCGGCAAAATGCCCGAGGTGTCAGCGGTGATGACGCTGGCGTACCAGTTGTCGGTGTCAGCCTGCGCCCGTGCGTAAGTTTCCCAGAAGGAGTTTTTTCCTTTTGGCGTGCCGATGACGATGGCCCAGCCCTGCCTGTCGGCCAATGCAGGGCGAATGACGTAGCCCCAGACTGAGGGCTTCCAGTCGCCGAATTCGTCAGCCACCACGCCGTCGAAGCCAAGGCCACGCAGGGCATCAGCGTTGTCTGCGCCGAATAGCTGGATGCGAGCGCCAGTGGGAAAGTCCACCCGCAATTCCGCTTCGTTGACCTGAATGCCCGGTATGGGGCGGCTGAAGCGCTTCAGGTAGTCCCAGGCCACGGCCTTGGCCTGCCTCAAGAAAGGCGCAACGTAAGCAAACCGTGCGCCCTCATGGGCTAGGCAGGCGCAGCGGATTAGCTCGTTGATGCAGGCGACTGTTTTTCCCGCCCTTCGATGGGCCACCACCACCGCCCACCGCTGCTGACGGTTGTGCAGGGGAAGGAAAGCCCTGCGCGGTGCGTATTCCAGTTCTATCAGGTTGGTGCGCGCCACGTGATCTGAAATGCAATCGGGCCGTCCTCACCGCTCACCTGTAACGGAAGGACTTTGCCTAGCAGGCCCATGAAGGCCGTGGGGTTTTCATCGGCTTGGCGGGCCAAGTAAGCCGCGCCGCCCTTTTCGTCCAGCGCTTGCAGAATCATGTCCCGCAATGCGGCTGTGTGCTTGTTTGGCACGCCCTTCGGGCGGCCTTTGCCCGCGTTTGCTGGAATCGCCCTCGGCATCAGTATTTCTCAGTAGTTTGCTGCCCGGGGTAACCCGTCCAGAAACAAAAAAACCCGCACTCGGCGGGCTGAATTTTGGGCGCAACTCGCCCACGCCTAGGCTACTCAAGCAAGCGGGCTGATTCCATTAGTGCCTATGCAACCCACAACTAAATTCCTATCCGCATCAACGCTTGCTCAAGCCTGCCTTCGATGCTGCCTCGCGACACCAATTCGATTTTGGCTATGCGCTCAATCGAAAGCCGGTACAGGTAACGGAATCGCACAGCTCGGTTTAGAAAAATAGGCAGCGTCCTGATGCGCTCGTCCGTCTCTAACGCAGCACGCTCGTCGATGTCGTCGGGCTTGTCGTCCCAGATGTCGCCCGCCTCAGGCCTGTATTCCCTCGCCCAAGCGCAGGCTTTCGGGTATCCCAAGCCGGTGTCGTCAGTTAACGCCCACCGCTGCCAGTTTAAAACCCTCTCCCGGCCTAGCTCGTAGCTCATGCCGCCCTCTTGGATTTATCTTCCCAACACTGCACGGTGCCCTTGCTCAGGGCCAGCTCCTTTGCGGCCTTGCGAATGGATAAGCCGGATTTACGCAATTCCCAATATCGCTCCCTGACTTCTGGCGAATGCTTGCTTCGCGGATTGGCAGGGGCGTCACTCGCGCACCATTGGCGAATGGTTTCCCGTGACACACCAAGCTCCTTGCCAATTTGCCGGATGCTGACGCCCTGCGCGCGTAGCTGGCGCGCTTCTTCGCGGGGTTCCGGCCTTTGTAGCAAGGCATCCAGAATCTGGATGTAACGGGCGAAGGCAAGGCTCATCCCCACTTCTTCCCGGTTGCCGGCGAAATCCCCACGGCATACGCCGCCCGCGCAATTTCCATTCCCTCGGCGCGAAGTTTCGCGTACTGCTCGCGCACTTCCGGCTTGGGGCGAGCGCGCTTGCTGCCTAAATTCTTGCCCCGCGTCCAAAAGTAAAACGTGAATGGGGACAGGCCATGCTGCGCCGCGAATACGCCTGCGGGAATGGCGGTGCCTTTCCATTCTTCAACCAGTGCCAACTTCTGCTCGGTTGTCATTTCTCACCAAACCCCGCGCTTTGCCATTCCTCGGCAATCGCCTTCCTGTGCCCCTCGCAGGCCGCACGGGCTTCCTGCTGCGTTTCGTATGTCCCTAGGTTTTCCGGCATGCCCTGCCCTCGGTTGCAGCGTGCCAGCCATCGGCCGCCGTTCAGCCAGCGGATTTGGTACGGATGGCTGTTCCACCCGCCCTGTGTTTTGTGCCAGGTCATGCGTCGTCTCCCATGGCTGTTCGCCACGTCGGCGTGTCAATGTCCGGGCACTGCGGGGCCAACAAGAATTCCAGCCGCCCAACTATTCCGCCCTGCCTCAAGCCCTGCATGCGCTTTAACTCATCCCGATAATGTTTCGCTATCAACGAAACTTTTTTCCGCAAACCCGTTGCTGGCTTGTTCGCCAAAGCGCGTAACGCATCCACAACCACGACGCCCTGTATTCCCCATATCAAGTCGCTGTGTTCGTTTGGCCGACTGCCGACGTACTGATGGCAGCCGTAGCACAGGGCCAGAGCATTGGACGGGTGGAAACGGGTAGACCAGTTTCCACGGCCCATGTAGTGGCTACAGTGCAGCCCCTGAGGCTTGTGTTCGTAGTGAGTACCGCAGCGCTCGCAGTACCATTCGGCGCGTTCCCTGACGCACTTGGAAAAGGCCGAATCTGCGGGCGTTATGAGCAGCGCCATTAATCGGGCCTCTCAAGGCGGCGCAAAAAATACTCGCGATTCTTCTGCTTGGTTTTTTCGCTTGCCGCTTTGTTGAGGCATGAGCGACATATGTTTGATAATCCGCCCCGCAAATCCCTTCGGGGCGAAAAATGCATCAAAGGCTTCTCCTCACCGCACCTTCTGCAAGCTTTCATTTCCGCCGAAAGCCCAGCGGCAATCGTCTGAGCGCGATTTCTAGGCCTGTAATTGGTCATGCCCACCCCTTCCTGCGCGAAGCCTCTAGCGTCCTGTACAATTCCAGAGTCAGCGTCGCCCGCATTCTTTTGGCCTTGAGTAGCTCAAGATCAAAATATGCCGCTTCCAGCTTTTCCAGCGCCGCCCGGTAATCCAGCGAAGTACCAGCCAGTGCCTGTCGTTCCGCCACTGTCCCCTCCGAAGCCAGAAAGGCACTGTCCCGCGCGACTTTTGCACCAGCCTCTGCCGCCTCGCGGCTGGCCATTGCTCGCGCATACGCCTCCTCGCTTTCTTCCAGGTAACGCAGCGCACGGCCTGCATGGGACTCATCCGGCAGCCCGCCTATCGCCTTCATGCAATCAACCTCGGCTGCCACGCGCTACTACCCCACTGTTCGGCCATCGCTTCCGCAATCCCCTGAAATGTGCGGCTGCGCTCTTTCCACCTGTCAGGGCCGGGCGGCATCATGTGAATTCTTTGCGCCCTGCCGGGGACTATGTTTGTCGGGACAAGCGGCGGCAGGCCTTGCAGCCAAAGGCACGTTGCTTTGCATTCGCCGTGGCCGAATTGCCATGGCTGAATCACCTGGTCGGCGGGGCGTATTGCGCTGCCAATCACGCTTACGGGGTTCTCAATGGCTATGCGCTCAATGGGCGACAGCATCAGCGTGCGCACGAATTCCAGTGACTCGCGCTGTAGTTCGCGCTTTTCGGAAAACCACCGCGCGCCGGAAACGGCCAAGTGCTGGCAACTGGGGTGGGCGACCATCAAGTCCCATCCGCCAGCCAGAATGTCGCGCACGTCGCCCTGGTAATGCGGCCCCGGCTTTTCCGTGGGCTGCAAGTCGCAGGACATGGCGTCATGTCCACGGCGAATGAACGCATCCCGCACGGCCCCGGAAAACTCACACGCCACCAGCACGCGCAGCGGCCTCATGCCGCGCTCACGATTGCTCGCCCGAGGATTTCCGCGATTTGCGGGACGATGGCATTGCCGAGGCATCTAAGGCGGTCCAGTCTCGCGGGAACCCCATCATCCACTCCCATTCCCACGGGTGAATCTTCTGCTTTCCAAACGCCGTCCCACGGTAAGGGTTGAGACTCCCGCCCAGCTCCCGCCATGTGAAACCACAATGCGACGACCCCGCGTTCGGCGTATACAGCATTGCCATTCGCCGGCATCCCGCATGCTTCATCATTGATGGCGACAGCTGGTTCGCCGCTCGGGTTGGAGTCGGCAACAATCCAAACCCTGTCCCGCTCATGAGGCGCACCAACGGCTGAAGCCGGTATGCAGTGCCATTCCGCATCAAACCCGAGCGCGGCCAGGTCTCCGAGAACTGTTGAAAGCCCTCGAGAAAGCATCTCTGAGGAGTTCTCCACGATGACGTAACGCGGTCGTACTTCGCCAATGACTCGCGCGTATTCGCGCCACAGTCCAGAGCGAGCGCCGGTAATGCCAAACTTCCGTCCTGCGCTGCTGATGTCCTGGCAGGGAAATCCGCCGCAGAGAACATCGATAGCTGGCGGGTTTCGGATGTTTCGGATGTCCCCGAGGTTGGGAACGCCAGGCCAATGCTTTCGAAGCACCGCGCTTGCATAGGCGTCAATTTCGGACTGCCAAACGATTTCCATTCCTGCGCGCTCGAGTCCAAGGTCAAACCCCCCTATTCCGCTGAACAAGCTGCCCACCGTTAATTTTTTCGCACTCATGTCGCGCCTCTTCCAGCGTTTGAAACGGCCCGACTAAGCCCGCCGGCTTTGTTCGCAAGTCCCACAGGATGTAAACCACCGGCCACACGTCGGCGCGCTTTGACTGGTTCGTGGCCTTCAGAATTCGCCAATTGCCGCACTTGCTGGTTATCCACGTTTCCCCGGGTTTCGGTTTCGCCGGCCAAACAATGCTCGCCATACAGTTCCACCAGTTTCATGCCGACATCGAAACGCGGTTGCTGCACTTCGCCCCGTGCTAGCCGGGTTAAGTGCCGGCCGCAGGAATCAATTTCCCTTGCTATGGCGTGCAGGCTTTTGTAGTTGCGGCGCAGTTGCAGGCAAACGTGTTGCCAATCAATCACGCGCGCACCAACTGGCGAATGGCTTTCAGGTTCGCGGCGGCCGTTTCCTTGTCGCTGACGGGCGCGGGAAGCTGCGGCACGTTCAGGTACATGGCGGCGTTTTCGCGCTTCAGCGGCCGGCACATCGCGATGAATTCCGGCAGTGACGGCGGCCACGGTTCACCACCCTCAACGCACGCCATGACGCCGCGCTTGAGTTCATCCCGCGACAACGCGGAAAGGCGCTTCGACCACACGTCCGTCGGCTTCGTCCCGTAGCTGCTCGTCCACTTGTGGCCGTAAATTTCCGTCATCCGGCCCCAAAGGAAATCCATCATCGTCGAGCCCGCAGGCTTGGCGGACTCGCTCGACCGCTGAGAGTGGTTTTGCAGGGCTCGCCCCGCTATGTCGCCCGCTTTCTGCATACTCGCCTGCCTTCCTAATCCAGTTTCGCCACGTCGCCTGCCAGTCCGCCTTAACGCCCTTTTGCCCGGGCTGTGCTGCCCAGTAGTCCCGGAACTTCGGAAGCTCCCGGGCTTGCAGCGCCGTCCATTGCCCCTGCTCAACCTCCGGCACCCAGTCAGTTGGAAGGCGCGTCCCACGCGCTACACCTGAACGTAGTGAAGGTGTATTGGTGTCTGGTGACTGGGGACGGGCGCGCGGTGCATTGCCTTCGCTATGCGTTCGCATACCGTCCGCATTGCGTTCGTATTGCGACCACCGTGCATCCGCAGATGCCTTTGCCTTGCGCTGCTTGTCCTGAAATCGTGCGATTTCCTTGTCAGCGCGCGCCTGGTGGTAGGTGTCGTCCTGCAACACGAAAAACTCGCGCAGCACATAAGCCACGGCGTCCCGCTCTTGCTTTGTCGATGCGCGTGCCAACTTGCAGCACTCGCGCACGTCGGCCGGCAGAGCGCGCTCGCGCGCGTAGTAGGCGTCCAGCAGTCGGCGATAGGCGCAGTCCTCAAGCATGCTGAGGTGCGCTGTATCGCGCAGATAATCGCCAAGGTGGTGTTCGTAATAGTTCATTGCCGAAGCGTCGCTTACAGTGCGTACTCGGCAACCCGCGAACGGCCCTTGCGGACCATCGTCGTCTTCACGTCGTAGCCGGCTCGCCGCAGGTCCAGAATCCTGGCGCCGAGGCGCAGGGTTCCGAACTCGTTCAGGGCCTGTAGCGGCGTCAGCTTCTTGCCGTCTTGCAGGTGCTTCAGAATCGCTTCGGTCTGGCTCATCCGTTATTCCCTCCGCTGTTCCGGCCCTGACATTTTCCCGCGCACATATGCCAGACTCCCGTGCACATGGACGCTCAAAACATCGCGGACGTACTCAGCAACTGGCTTGTTGCTCATGACAGCCAGCGCTGCCAGTGCGTTTTTCAAATCTTCATCAACGGCGACGCGAAGCTCGTCCGTCAGCTTCGCAGCGTTGCTGCTTCCGTTTCGGCTCATGAAAAACTCCATTTTTCGTTTGGGCGTTATTTGAGAATCAGGACCGCGATCACTGCGGCCCACACCAACAGCCCCGCTGGCACAGCAAGGCCGACACCGATAAAAAAGCCCGCAACATCCTCACGGGCAGGGTTCTCTAGGGGAGAACGGGGAGGATCAAACTCAGGCGCAACGCTCATCACGTTGAGCGCCGCGATGTGGCTGCGGCAGCGGCTCACGCTGCGCGCTCGCCAAACACGTCAGGGCGAAGCTCGGCAGCGGTTACTGCGCCGCCTGTCGCCTTCTCAATGCGAATCGCGTTTTCGGCGCTGACTTTCGTGGCGCAACGCAGCCACTGGGAAACCGCGCCCTGCGTGCGCCCGATTCGCCGCGCAAATTCGGTTTGCGTCAGGCCCGAAGCCTGCAAGTAATCTGGTAGGTTCATGGCCCCAAATAGTAGCAGGCTGGTAACCGGAAGCAATAGCTGGCTGCTAGTCTTTGGGCGGATTTTTTCCTAGCGTTGCGCCATGGATAGAAAGCCAAAGCGAACAATCACGGAGGCCGACGAACTGGCCGCCGAAGAATTAAAGAAAATCTGGGACAGGAAGCGCCAGGAACTGAGCCTGACTCAAGAAAAAGCGGCGCAGCAATTCGGCGGCACGCAGGGGTTAATCAGCCAGTATCTGCTCGGCCGAATCGCCCTGGGCCGCATTGCGACCCTTAAATTCGCCCGAATTCTGCAAGTCGCCCCGGAGGAAATCCGTCCCGACTTTGAATATTCCGCAGTCCTGCCCGACGACATGCCCGCCGACGTGATCCGCATGGCGTACCAGCTGGCCGCCATGCCCGAAATCATGCGCCGTGACATCGAGCGCACGATTAACCTTTATTCGGCCGCCAAAAATTACCCGGCATTTCTGCAAAAGCTGGAATTGGCAGAGCCACGAAAACCCGCCAAAAATACCTAATCAATTTCCGCGCATTTTCGTGCGCGGAGTCACGGAAAATAAAACCGTTTTATTTTTCGCGCCGTTCATCTGCGCCGCGGTAGTGTCGCGTCACTTTTGCCAGCGCAAAAAAGGTACAGCCCCGCGTACCTTTTAAACCCCGCTTTATTCCATTCCACTCACCTGAAAAGTTCTAACAGCCTGCTATTGCTGCCGGATTAGCAGCACGCTATTATGTCCCCACAAGCCGCACAACGCGGCAACGGGAGGCGAAATGAACCACCTAGACCTAATCCGCGAACACTGCGCCGGCCAGCAATGGGATGAAGCCCCATTCGCCACGCAGGACGAAATTCTGAGCCAGTACCTGCGCGACGAAGGCTTCGACGTCCTCGTGGCCGGCTGCCCTGAACACCGCATGCAGCACGTTTTCCGCGACCTGCTGGCCGACATGCTGGAAAAGCGCAGTGCGCCTGTCGCCGACTTCGCGGCCGCCGGTCGGGCGTTTGCCGCCGCCGCCTACAGCTTGGCCCGCGCTGAAGCCGAATTCGTGGTCGAGCAGTTGTGGGACGACGCCCGCGACGACTACTGGGCAGAACACGGCGATCCGGATGCGCACTACCTGCTTTCCGTTGACGGGCGCGCCCGACTGGAAGGTGTGCAGTGAGCCGCGAAGTCTTTGCCCGCGACTGGCGCGAACGTCGCCAGCGCAAGATTTCCGAACTCTGGTTCTCGCGAATCATGGAAGCCATCTGTGTCGCCGCGTGCGTCGTGATGATGGCGCTGAGTTGGTGAGCGTCATGGACGACGTGAATGACTACTACCCGCGCGGGCTGACAAGGCAGCAGCAGGAACGCGACGAAATGCGCGGGCTGTCCCGCTGCCTGATGCACGAGATGTTCCCGGGTCGCGAATGGGACGACCTGGACGACGACGAGCGCGAGGAATTCGAGCGCGAATTTGAGTGGAGGGCATACCGCCATGACTGAGCCAGATGAACTGCCGCGCGGCGACGAACCCGAATATCGCGACTGGCTGGACGACTTGGACTTCGAAGTGCTGGATTGCGTCGAAGTCGAGGTGGAATACACAGAATTACTAGATGGAGGACGAGATGTTTTCGACTTCTGAACAGACTGAAAAGCTTGATGCCGCGCTGGCCAAAGCGCAGGGCGAAATCGAGCCGGCCGCGAAGGACAAGGTTAACCCTGCCTTTCGCTCCAAGTATGCCGACTTGTCGTCGGTGTGGAGCGCCTGCCGCGCAGCACTGGCAAAGCACAACATCACGCTGACGCAGTGGCCGCTGCACTCCGATGACGGTCGCTTGCACCTCATCACCCGGCTGGCTCACGGCGGCCAGTGGATGCAGGCCGAAATGTCGATACCAGTCGGCAAGCCTGACGCGCACGGCTACGGCTCGGCCATGACATACGCCAAGCGTTATTCACTGGCCGCAGCCATTGGTGTCGTCGCTGACGACGACGACGACGGCAACGCTGCCAGTCAGCCGCGCAACGACATTCAGCCGACACGCGACGTGTACGGCGAACTCATGAAGGCCGTAGACAGCAACGACGGCTGGCATGTCCTCGAGATTGCCGCAGACCAGCCGGCCTTTCGGCTGGCTTACGGGCGGCTTACGGGCAAGCAGAAAACGGCCTGCAAGGAATTGGAGCAGAAAGCCGCGTCGGCTCGCTTCGACTACTGCAACAACTTGGCTGACTACGCCGGCACTGGCGACGAACTGGGCACGCAGCAGTTGCTTGCGGAACTGGGCGAGAACGCCAGGGCAAAGCAAATGGTGTGGGAACAGTTGGGTTCCGCGACGAAGGCATACATCAAGAATCTGAAGAAAGAGGCGGCATAAATGGCATACGAGCAACGCGACAACTCCGGCGCGCTTTTCCGGAACGACAGGAAGGAAAAGGAAAGCCACCCGGACTACCAGGGCAATGCGCTTATCGGCGGCGTTGAGTACTACATCAGCGCGTGGCTGAAGGACGGCAAGAAAGGCAAATTCTTTTCGTTTTCGTTTAAGCGCAAGGACGACACCGGAAGGCAGGGAGTGCAGCAGGCCCGCGCCGCAGTTGAGGACGATTTCGGCGACGACATTCCGTTCTGACGACGAGCGGGAAGCATGTGAAGAGCGGGCCGCCATTATGGAATATGACGGCGGCCTGACACGGAAAGAAGCGGAGAAAATGGCATGGGATATTACGTCAAAAGGCCCGTAGAAATTCAGGCGTGGCCGGTGTGGGAGCTTTTGAAAATGCACGCTAGCGGCGAGGTGCAGGATTTAGCCGCACTTGGCGCGCTTCAAAAAATGAACATTGCCGACAACGGCGTCGTTGTGATTGAAACGCTTGAAGGAACGATGAAAGCAGGTCAATCCGATTACATCATTTGTGGCGTTGCTGGCGAGTATTACCCGTGCAAAGCGGAGATCTTCGCGGCCACTTATGCGCCAGTCATTGCTGGAACGGTGTGATGGGCTGGTGGTTTTTATTGTCATGGCTAGACGCCGGCATCCCGGCGTCCATCACCATGTACACGCACGACGAGCAGCGATGCCTCACGGTGGCGCAGGAACATCTTGAGGCCGAGCAAATGCGGCCCGATTCGTATGTTGAAGTGCTCTATGTTGGCTGCGTCCCTGGTGGCGCGCCGAGGGGGCTGTGATGACACATTGGGACGGCTGCTGGGACGCAGGGCCACGGCATTACGAGTGCGCGGTGACGCACATAAAGGAACTTGAGCGCTGCACTTCGGAGCTTTTCAGCGTGACTGAATTGATGAGACGCGGGCGCGAAGAACTAGAAGCCGCAGTAATCAGGCTGAACGATGCTTTTAAACATTTTGAGGGCAAGCCGTGATAGACGACGAAACAATCAATCGTTGGCGGGCCAATTATGGATTGGTCGAGCGCAATCCGATTCAGGCCGCGCAATTCTGGGAGATGACTAACGGCGGCATGGCACCGGCCGGCGCAGTCGCGGCCCTTGGCATATGCCTGGACGAACTTGCGGAAATGCACGCCGAACTCGCCGAGGCGCGGCGGGAGCGGGACAGGCTGCGGGAGGCGATTGATAACGGGCCATGCTCGTGCTTGTGGACGCGCGAAGGCAGAGTTTGTGACGAAAGCGAGCGGCCAAAAACTTGTTGGAAGCGCGCCGCATTGGAGGGTAAGCCGTGAGCAGGGAAATGGATGTAGTGCGCTTGGGCGGAGACGAGTACGACGCCCTCGTCGACGAGCGCGACCGGTTGCGGGCCGAGGTTGCCGCACTGGCCGCGAAGGATGCGGAGATAGCCACGCTGGAATGCCAAGCAGGCTTTGCCCTTGTTCGCGCTGAGACTGCCGAAGCCCGCGCCGAACTCGCCGAGCAGGAAGCGATGGGGCTGCGGGAAATGGTGGACTCAACCAAGGTCGCAGCATGGGACAAGTGCGCCGAGATTATTCGTCGGGCACAGGCCGCAGAGGCCGAGCGTGATGCACTGCGGGATGTGTTAGAGGAAGTCTTGGCTGATGCAGAAGAAAGCATTTCCATTTGCCCGCTGACGAAAGCCAAAGCCCGTGCCGTATTGGAGGGTAAGTCGTGAGCGATACAGAGATGACGCTTGAGGAAGCAGAGCGCTCGTCCGCGCTACTTGCTGCAAACACCCTGCTCCACGCTTTAGGCTGGAGTTACGGTGGACTGCATGCGATGGCCTGCGAAATCGTTTCGCAGCGCGACGCTCTCCGTGCCGAACTCGCCGAGGCGCGGCGGCAGTTGGAAGCGTTGAAGGCGCGTCAATTCAAGCCGTATCCGGACGGGCCAATGCCGGGTCCGTTTGGGTGGGAAATCAAATCATGACCCACGACGAACGAATCGAGGCGTGCCTCGACGCATTGACGAACTACGTCGATGACCCGGACGGCGGCTACCCGACGGATTATCTGCGGAAAGCCGTAATCGCCATACTCGCCGCCGCTGGCGTGGAGGAGATGGTGCGAGAGGCAATCGGCGCATATCGCGGCATGCTTAATGACGCACTTAGCGTTGATTTGGAAAACGGAGTGAAATGGCTGAGTCAGCGAGCCGCCGTATCGTTTTGGCGTGACTACCCGGAATTATGCAGGGCGCTGGAGGCAGATTCAGAGGACGACATCGTGCGCGAGGTGATGGGCAAATGAGCGCCCTGCTCACCGCCGCCCAGGTCGCGCAACAGTGGCAATGCAGCGTCCGCACCGTCCACCGCTTGGTGGATGCCGGCCAGCTTGCCGCAGTGCAGTTAGGACAGTCCGCCAAATCACGACGATTTGACCCCGTGGAAATTGCCCGCTACGTTGCGGCAGGGAGGGAAATATGCCAATACGGAAAAGAGGCGACGGCTGGCAGGTGGACGTACAGGCCCACGGGAAGCGCGCTCGATGCACTGTTAGCACCAAAGCGGCGGCCATCGAACTCGAAAGGAAAGTCCGCGACGACCTTGAGCGCGAAAAATACGGACTCAGGCCGAATCGTACCCTTGAAGATGCCCTTGAAGAGTATCTGACGACCACGGCGCGGGCGCTGAAATCCTATGAGTCGCTGCTATACGTCGCTCGGGTTATCCGGCCATTTCTCAGTCGTCCCTTGGATCGTATATCCGACGCAGCTTCGGACATCATCCGGGACGGGCAGGCTCAGAATCGAGCACCGGCCACAGTCAACCGGCACCTGGCCCTGCTCCGTCGTCTCGGCAAGCTGGCCTACCAGTGGGGGTGGACTGACAAGCAGTTGGGCGGGCGCGTCGTGCTGCTGACTGAGAACAACGAGCGCCACCTGTACCTTACCCCGGCCCAGGTTGCCCAAATAGCCTCCCACGCCGATTCTGAGGCCCTACGGGACGCGATATGGCTGGCCGCTACCACGGGCCTGCGTAGAGGCGAGCTGCTCGCCCTGCGGCCTGAGAATTACCGCGACGGAGCCTTGTGGCTGTCGACGTCCAAGTCCGGCAGGCCGCGCCGCGTCCCTGTGCCTGTTGACGCCCGAGACGTCTGCGAGCGCCTGCCCTTGAAGATAACCGCCGTCGCTTTACGGAGGGGCTTCGAGCGGGCCAGAAAGAAAGCCGGCATGGAGGGCGTCCACTTCCACGACCTTCGGCATACGTTTGCGTCGTGGGCCATTGCGGCCGGCGTGGACCTTCGGTTGCTCAAGGATTTGATGGGCCATTCGACCATGCAGATGACCAGCCGGTATGCCCACCTCGAGGACCGCCAGTTGACGGCGGCGATTGGAAAGATGGCGCGAAAGCGCGCGACGCCTGCGAGACGCGGGTAGCGGCAACATGGGCAATTTGAGCTGTTTGAGCCCTGAAAAACCCAAGAAAATCAAAGGCGGCAGATATGCCGCACTTCTTAAAATCCGGAGCCATTGGCGTCCGGGTTCGAGTCCCGGCCCGGGCATTCAAAGACTTACGCCATACTTGCTGAATCTTTCAATATGACTGTGACGCCATAGGGACACCCCAACAGAGGCGAAATATGGGAATGTTCGATTACGTGCGCTGTAAATACCCCCTCCCGGACGGGGCGCCGACCGATGGGTATCAGAGCAAAGACACGCCGGCTCAGTATCTTGAGCATTACGAGATCCGCGAGGACGGCAGCCTGTGGGGGGAGGAATACGACATTGAGGATCGAAGCGATCCGACCAAAACGGGACTGGCTCGCGGGGGTCGCATGACCCGAGTCAATCGGCGAGCGGTGCCGTGCGATTACTCAGGGCAAATCCATTTTTACCACGACGAGTGGGACTTCTTGGCGTTATTTGTCCGAGGGCGCATGCAGGCATTGCGGAACACGACCGACCCGGACAACCCGGTCGAGATCGCCGTCACTGAGGCGGCGGGCAAGGTGGAGAGATGAGCGAACTAGCCCCCTGTTGACTCCCTGCCGCCAATGTCCTACTATTAGGACACAGCGCAGGGCATATGGCCCGCGCCAAACGGGAGGAGCCCCGACCATGTTCTACGAGCAATCCATCCAGATTTCCCCGGCCGGCTACGGCGAGTACCAGGTCCAGCCCATCAACGGCGAGGGCTGGGCGAACATCGAAGACCTCATCGCCCAGATGGAGCAATCCATTGCCGATCAAGGTGGCGAACTCGCCGAGTTGAACGATGCCGGCCCGGACTGGGCAGACGATATTCGCGGCAGCATCCACAATGCGCCGTCGCGGATTTTTGCTATACGCTGGGCGGATGGCGAAGTCAGCTATGCCGGCATTTCGGCCTTTTGATGCACGCCCTCCTCGTAGCCTGCGGGCAAGCGCTGTACGGCCAGCAATGGCAGTCAGCGCTGGCCCGCGACCTGGGCGTTTCAGACCGCACCATGCGCCGCTGGATTGCCGGCGCGCAGCCGGTGCCGGACGGGCTGACAGTCGATTTGCTGCGCCTGTGCGTTGAGCGGGCGCAGGCGCTGGATGATTTGGCGGAAAGGTTGAAGCGGTAGTTACTCCCGCTTCAGTATCTTCGGAAGTTTGTCGTCGAACACGACGTAGTTACTGGTGCCTTGCCCTGCGCCACGGCTGCCGCCGTCTAGGTAGCGGATGCCGGGGATGCCCTGCTTGAGTAAAGCCTCAGACGCGGCTTTTTTTGAGCCGTATTTTTTTACGGCATCCTCGTATATCTGCTTACCTCCGCTGTCCCAATCCAGCATTTTAGCGATGGCCTCGTCTGGAAGGTCTGCGGTGTAAAAATTGCTTGGCGCTTGCGGTTTAAAGTCCATGCGCGAAGCGACTTCGTACGCAAGGCTATCGGATGGGGCTTTTTTTCTTAGGTTATCCACGGACTCAAGCGCGCTATACCCAGAGCCGTCAGACTTTGCAACAATCGCCGACCCGTCTGCAAACACCCACGTATCGCGACCTTTAATCTGGGTTGTGTAATCCGCTAATTTCGCCGCCTCTTCTTGTATCGTCGGCGCTTTGTGCGCCAAGGCTTCTTGATACCCCTTCGCCACTTTAGGCGCGTCCGCCAAATACACCCCATGCCCATAAGCCTGCGCGCCCTCGCCCGTGCCGATTTTCGACAGGTCGAAAGCGTCGAACTTATGCGGGCTGCCGTGAAACACCGTGGCGCTCACCATGCCGGGAAGTAAACCGGCCAGCGACAGGGCGTAATTGGAAGGCTTCCGGCTTGAGGGGTCCGTCGCGTACATATACGCATCCGCCAACGGCCCCAACACATCACCAGTCGGCCCCGGCAGCATCGCCCCGGCACCCAGAAGGCCGCCAAGGCCGACGCCTTCGGGCTTCTTTTCCTCGCCTGTGAGCAATCCTCCAGGCATGCCCACGGAGCCTACCGGGGCGTTATCAAACAGGGCTTGGCGTTGGGTTGCCGGGTTTGGCATGTAGCTGTTACGCCGCAGAAAATCCGCCATCAAGTCATTCATGTTCTACCACCCATAAACCTTCAAGCATTGCCGCACAGTTTACGCATTCCACCAAACCATCCGACCAGCAGCGCAGCAGGCTGTTGCCGCATTCGCAGAAATAGACGCTGGCTTCGCGGGCCCGCCGTTTCCGGCGCTCTTCCTCGAGGTCGATAGGCTCGTCGCTCACGCCGCGCGCTTCCTGAGCGCCCTAAGAAACACCACGCCGTCCTCTGGATGCTCGAAGTCGTAATGCCTGCCCGTCGCGGGGTCGAACACGGTCAGCACTGACGCCCCGTGTTCTTGGGGGAAGTGGCCCAACTTCTCGGCGTGGCTGTCAATGAACTTGTAGCCGCGGGTGCGAATCAGGCTGTAGCTGAAACCGCGCTCTGCTGATTCCTCGCGATACAGCGCCCAGTTGTGGCGGTGCCCACACACGTACACGTCGGCCGCTTCTTTCATAGCCGCCGCCTTCTTCGGCCCGTGCAGCGGGTTCCACATGCTGTTTCCGGGGAAGTCATGCGCCGCCCAGATACGGAATTCCTGCCCGTTGGGACAGGCAAGGACGAACTGCGCGCCCCATTCCTCAAAGGCAATGGCCTTGCCGCCCACTTCCCGCGTCCATTCGGCGGACGTGTGCCCTTCCCATGCGTCGTGGTTGCCGAACAGCCAGACGAGCCACCGGATGCCAGATGACTTGAGGAACCACCGCGCCAGCTTCCGCGCCGTTTCGACACTGGTGTCGGAATGGGCATACAGCCGTATGAGGCGGCTCGCATGCGGCCAGTTATCCAAGGTGTCGCCGATGTTGACGCTGTAAACCCCCGGCTCGCTGGCCAGCTCGGCGTGCGCCTTGAGCATGGGCCAGTTGGTGCCGGCGTTGTCCAGGTGCGGATCGCCCCACCACATGATTGCGAACGGATCACTCGACGGCATTTCGATTCGAAACCATTTTTTCGCCTGTTTATGCTCCGCGCGCTTACTGTAGCGCCGGCACATCAGGTCGATGATTTCATCGTCCGGAATATCGTCGTCTGGGAGGTCTGGCAGGGTTGGCTCTTCGGGCCTTGTCTCGTTCCCTACCCGATGCTTCATCGCGTCGGTGACAAGTTTTTTCTTCGACCGCAGCGGGATGTGCCCGCCGATGCCATAACGCTGTTGCCCACTGATGATGCAATGCTCAACTCGCCGCCTGTCCACGCCTTCAACCCTTGCGACCTCGGCGATGGCGGAAGGCATTTGCCCGTTAAGCTTGAAGCCGCGCTTTATGGCGTCGTCAATCAGGGCGATGGTGCGCTCGATTTCCTGCCTGCTTAACGGCTTCTGCGGCATTACCGGGCCACCCCCTTTAGTTTTTCGGCCGTCCTAAGCCCGCCCAAGCCCAACAAACCGCAAAGCAGCACCAACAGGTCGCCCAGTTCCACTTCAGGAATCGGCGTGTCGGCACCCGTCATCAGCAAAAGCCAACTGGCAAACGGCCTGCCGATGTAGTGCCAAGCTAAGGCACTCCCGCACACCCATCCGATGAAGGGTCGCCAGCGACTGGTAAACGGGTCGCTCGAGGCCGCCTCAACCTTGTTGACCTCGGTCTGCATCCGCGCCTGCTCAATGTCAGCGTCCAGGCGCTTCCACTCGTCCTCGCGCTTGAGCTTCTCTATGGCCAGCAGGGCTTCCGCCTTTTGAGCGGGGTCAGGCCAACTTCTGTCAATCACCTTACCGATAAGCGTGGCGATTGCGTCGGCAATCATTTGAAGAAACCCACAAACCCGGCGATTTTGGCCATCAAAGCCCCCGCAGCACCGGCCGCGCCGCCCACCAGCATCAGCGTTTTCCAACCGCCCCTTGCTTCGGCTAACACGCGGCGTATTTCGGTTAGCTCACGGCGCATTTCACGCATTTCGTATTCGAGCGTGCCGATTTTCGCCCCGTGCTCACCGATCTGCTGGTAGATTTCATCGCTCACTGTCAGCGCCTCCCACATGCTGATGGGCGCGGTAAAAAACAACAGCGCCGGTTTGATGGCTTGTCCGAATGTCAGTTTTTCGGCGTCCATGCCGGCTTATTGTCCTCATGCCCTGCCACCGTGGCGGATGCTGAAATGCCCGGGATCTACAGGCCGGGTAAACCGCCCGCCCCACGCGCAATCCGGGGCTAGGCTTTCCCAATACTCACCAAGCAGGCGGATTTCATCGGCGCTTTGCAGCCACTTGCCGTTTCTGAAAACGTTGAAATCCACCGCTAACCTTTCGGTGTGCAGGCTGTTGGCAATGCCTAGTCCACGCTCCGCATTTAGCTTGGCCTGCTCAGGTGTCCGCCACAGCTCGCCGGAAGTGAGTTCAAACCCGTGGGCGTATGCGTATTCGATGAGCAGGCCCATCAAGCGCACGAAGCGGCTTTGCTTCTGCCTAAGTGTTTCGGCCATTGAGGCTTCCGATACCCATTGCGCCGACCTGGCGGGCCGCCGTCATCGGGTTTGCAAACTGCTTGGCTACATTCGCCGCAGCCTGCACAGGGGCTTTCAGGGCGTTGATGCCGGGAAGTCTCACAGAAGGAGCCACAGCGGAGCCAAGGCCGCCCAAGGCCGCGCCAACTGGGCCGCCCGTGATTCCACCAAGCGCCGTGCCGGTTGCGATTTTCGCCAGTCCTGCGCCGGGAATGGCCATCATTGCGAGGCCGGGAATCAAGGCGCCCAAACCACCGGAAAGCATGCCGGATGCGTTTGCGCGTTTCGTGTCGGCGTCTTTCCAGTTTCCGAAATTCCGTAAGGCGTCGGCGTACTGAGTACCGCTGGCCATGTTGCTGAGGGCCTGCTGGTATCCAGCATTCCCAGTCCCGGCCTGCCGCGCCATATACCCGGCAAATTCCTGCACCGGCTTTGCCTGCTGCTGTAGGGCTGCAAACTGCCGCGCATCTTGAGACTGCGGGGCCAGTCCACGCAGCGCGGTCTGTCGGGCGATATTCGGGTTTTGAGCCTGCATCTGCCGCATCTGTTGAAAGGCAGGCATGGCGGCGTTGACGTTGTTAGAGTAGCCCTGCGCCATGGTTCGAGCAGGGCCGAATTGGGACATGGGGCGCGACATGGCGTTGAGGTTGGGTATGTTCATTTCGTGTCCCAAATGCACTCAAGGACTGAGTGGTAGACCTTCGGCCCGCGCACGCTGTCGCCGACGGTTTGCATGCCTAGCAATGCCGGCACGCCCGCGCCCAAAAGCGCCTGCACCTTGCTTGTGACGTCCCGGCCGTCCGACGTCGGGGTTGCGCGGTTGGACATGAGGACAGTTTCCAGCGGCGTTATTTGGCCGTTGACAAGCGACACCAGTCGAATGCCCGTTGGGCTTGGCCCCGCGTCCGGCGCCCACGAAAACGCCCACCGGCAAGTTTCGATTTGCAGGTCCATGTGGCTATACAGTGGCGACATGCTGGCCGACATGGCGACCCCCGGCCAATGCCATGCGCCAGACGCGCCGCCTTGCAGCGGCACTTGGCCGTTGCGGTACAGCGTGATTTCCGTCTGCACTTTTGCCTCGGCCGCCAAAGGCAGCAGCAGAAACAGCGCGAGCAGTCTCATACCCGGAAACCGTACATGCGAGCGGAGCCGGCAGAAATGTTGCCGGTTGAGAACATCAGCCGAAAGTAAGTGGACGCGGCGGCGGCGTATGCGCCCATGCCGTTAATCATGTAGTAACTGCTTGACGCGTTTTCGCCAGAGAGCCGCCACGACACGCGCACGCCCATGCCGCCGACTGATGCTATTTCAATCGTGCCGCTGACCTGTTCGCCGTCCTGATTTCCCACCGCATTTGCCATCAGGAATTTGGCGTCGTTAGTGGAGCCTGCAAGGCCCTCAGTTGCCGCGTCGGTCAGGTTGTGCCGCGACCACCTGTAAGCCGTCGTCGCATAGGTCACGCCGTCGCTGGATACGCGGCCCCAGAACTCCGCGCCGTCCGTTACGGGCTTGAGGTTGTTGACGTGGATGACGTGGCGGGCGTAATTCGTGAGGTCGAGGGAGAAATCCAGCGTTGGTGAGTTGCTAGCCGTTTCGGTTTCCATTAGGGCGCACGCAGCGCCCCTTCTGGCCACCAGGGGCTGCGCGAGCAAGTGAAACCGCGTCCCGTCGTATGCCACGGACACCGGGGTTCCGGCCACCAATTCGCCGCCGACGCATGCCGCACCGAAAGCGAAAACGTCTTTAGGGCCAGCGATGCCGTTGATCTGAAGCGTCGTCGCGCCAGTATTCGTGGACGCCGGGACAAAGTTGAAAACCTGTCCTGCGGCATAGGCCGGAATGGCGGGCGTCGCGGAAGCCTGAATAGCATTGGCGGTGCCAACGATGCTTGTCAGCCACGCCGCCGCGTTGTCCTGCACCTGCCCCAGATTCGCCGCGTCCGTCCTGGCGGTGCCGTTGGCCAGACTAGTGAGCCGGTTGCTGCCCATGCTCAGATTGGCCGACGCCGCGCCCTTCCCGGAGCGGGAAAGGCTGTCGGTTAGCTCCGTGGCGATGTCGGATGTCAGGGCGTTAAACGTCGACGCGCTGATAACCGAGCCAGAAACTACCGGCTGGCCTGCGGGTAGGCTGTAATTGCCCGAGCCGTCTCGTGACATGATTTATTCCTGTGCTAGGATTGTGGAAACGCGAGGGATTGCATGAGATACCGCATATACGCCGGACTGTGCGTCGTTTTCCTGCTGGTTTTGATGGCCGTCATCTACCGCACGCTGGACGAAATGGGCTGGCAATTCGCCCTTGGGGCACTGTTTGCCGCCGCCATCTACCAACTGGGTTACTACTGCAAAACCGGGACGCACTACGGCCCCTGATTGCTGAACTGCCCGGCCAGCAGGGCCGAGGCCAAGGGCACATTCAGCGAAGCCGGGGCTTGCCGCCCGCCCAGCAGGGCGCGGGACTGCATCAGTTGCAATGCCCGCTGTTTCATCGCGGGGTCGGTGGAAAACAGGAAGTCCGCAGCCACGTCGCGGGTGGCTTCCGGCACCTGTAGCGCCCGCTGAGCGCCCCTCCCCACAAGTTTCGCAAGCAGCGGCCCAACCCTCTGGTTGGCAATGTCTGAAACGATTTGCGGGTCTACGCCCAAGCCTTCGTCCAAATTTTGCCGCAGCGCCGTCCGGCTGTTGCCGCTCACCGCGTTCAGAGTTTTGGCGAATTCCGCTTCTTGCTGCATTTGCTTTGCAAAGCGGTTGAAGGATTTGGAATCGGGAAAAACCGAGCGCAGTTTGTCGCGAATCAACGGGTTTCCGAAAATGCGCTTGTACGCCGCCCCGGTATCCGGGGCGCTTAGCACCTTGTCTCGTGCCGCACGGGCTGCGCCTGCGCGAAACATAGCCTTTTCCGGGTCGCTCATTTCCGACAAAACGCGGACGGTGACTTCCGGGTCATTGCTTGCAAACTGACGCCCAAGCTTGAGCGCCGCTTTTAATGCAAACTGGTCGGCATACTGAGAGCGGACATTTTTGTATTCCGGCGCGGCCTCGTCCAATACGGAAAGCAGCGTTTGCTTCATCTTGTTGGCCCTGACGGCGTCGCTGGTAAGTCGCCCCTCCTTTACCCCGTCCGTCACGATTTCATCTAGGCCGCGCTTGACGTAGTCCCACACGCGAAGAGTCGGCGCAGAGGCAAAACCCAGGTCCACTTTGCCCGAGCCAACCAAGGGCACGTCCGAGCCAAAAGCGCGCACGGTGTCGTTAGGCTTAATGGTGATTGACTCAAGCTGCTTGAGCAGCACGTCATCTGCTTCGCCTATCGAAACATCATCGCTTGCGATGCTCAAGGCGCGACGCAGCGCGCTTTTTATCGTGTCGCCTTCCATAAGCTTGGAAAGCCTTTCATCAAGCGGAATCACGGCGGAATCCAGCACCGGCTTGTACTGCTTGCCAATTTCCCGCATTTCGCCGTGGATGCCTTCCACGATGCCGTCGAAATTCACGTCGTCCACGTTCAGAGCGTCCATCAGCCCGGTCGTGATGCGCTTACCTTGATCCCGCGCTCTGCCCTCGACCGCCGCAATACCCACGCGCCGCGCCTTACCCGGCATCTGAGTAAACGCTTCGCCTAGGCCACGCACGTTTTCGCCGACATCTACCAGCATCGCGTTAGGGCCAAGCTGCCGCAGGCGCTTTTCAACCTGCCGCGCCGACATCCCATCACGCCGCAGGGCTTCCGCCAGCTTGCGCGCCATCTGCGCCTCAGGGCCGCCCGCGATGTTGTCCGCCGCCCACCGCGCCCCGCGCATCGCGGAATCCGCGCCCTTCTTGGCAATCATGGCGGCAGGCTGCACAAGCCCGCCCGTAGCGCCGCCCACCACGCCGCCTGTAAGCGCGCCTGCGAGCCTTTCGCCCTCAGTCGCACTACCGGCTCCGGAAAGCGCGCCAGACGCCGCACCGAGGCCCACGTTGGCCCCAAAGCGCCCAAGCGCGCCAGTGCCCTGATACAGTGTTTTGGCCGCCTGCCCTGCGCCGGTTTTCAGTAGCGCCCCGCCACCGCCGATGCCAGTGGCAAGGCCGCCCGCCAGTCCCGCGACGGTCGAGGACACCGGGTTTTCGTTTTCAAACTGCTGTTGACGGCTTCGCATGTCAGCGACGGCAGAATCGTAATCGCCACCGGTCAACTGGCTTGCGAGGCCGTACATTTCGTCAGAAAGGCCAAAGGACGCCGCCTGGGCAAAGGAATTGAGCAGGCCCTGCCCTTGGCCGTAGCCCAAGGGCTTTGCGGGTTCCGGGGCGGCGTTTTTCTGGCGGTAGATTTCGTCGGCCAAGATGCGAGCGTGTTCCGCGTTGCCCGCCTGATGCGCCTTGAGCAGCGCGCCCTCAAGTTCCGGAATCGTTGCCATCACTTGCTCCGGTACATGTTGACAAGGTCATCCGGTTTTTCAGTCGGCATGATCGCGCCAGTCGCGCTTACCGGGTTAGCAACTGATGCCGCAGCGTCACGCCGCGCCTCCAGTTTCTTTACCCCGGATTTTACGGACTCGACAAAATCCTTCACCGCGGCGCGGAACTCTTCTTCAGTTTGAGCCGTAGACATGCGCGCATAAGACTGCTCTGCCTTCATGCCTTCAATTTCAGTCACCGCCCCGCCGCCCTTCAGCATCTGGAAAGCCTCAAGGAATGCGCCGCCCTGTAACTGTTTGAGGCGCGCTTCAAAGCCAGCCGCATCAGTTCCGCCAATTGGCGCATCCTTTGCGCCGAACATGTATGGGGCGCCTTTAACGCCTACGGCATCAGATAGGCCGGGATGCGCGAGCAATTCGCTTGCGAGTTCATCAACCTGCTGCGCCTTAGAACTTGCTCCCGGCAGCGCAATCGCGGCCTCCGCAGTTTCTCGCCCACCAACCTTGCCCCCTTCTCTGGCGGCAGAAAGCTCGGCCTGCAAGGGGGGCGAAAGCGCGCCCGGCACCGCTGGACGGCCATTCACCATTGCAGGCTCAACTTCGCCTGTCCTTGAATTGCCAACGAGATAGCCATCCTGACCCGGCAAGAATTGGTAATAAGGCGAAGCGCCTGGGCCATTGGCCGCACGCAACCGCGCAGCCTCAACCTGTGCCGCTGCCGCCATCTTGGCGCGCTCAAACTCTGCCATGCGGTCCTGCATCGCGGCGTTTTCTTCCGCCCTGCGGTCCATTGCGGCTTGGTCTGCTTCAGCGCTCAGTTTCCTGTCGCCCATCATGGCCTCAAGGCCGAAAGCAGCCGTGTCGGGGTTGTTTAGCAACGCTTCCGCGTTACCGTCCTTGCCGAAGCCCTTCAGCGCATCGACAATCTGCTGCCGACGCTCGCGCATGTACTTGTCCTCATCCGCGTCAACGCGGCTTTGCGACCGGCTCGCGATGAGGGCCTGCCCCAAACGCTCAAACGGGGCTACGGGGCTATTGGGCACTGCCCACCCGCCCGCCATCTGCGTGCCGGTATCCACGGGCCTTGCGGCCTGCATCCGCAGCATTTCAGCGATGCGCTGGCGGCGCTCAAGGTCGCGCTGCTCAGGCGGGGTGAAGGGCGTCATGGCGGACTGTCCGCCGATAAAGGGGTTGCTCATTTGTTCCACAGCCCCCCAGTCAGCGCGGACGAGGTAAGCCCAAGGCCAGCACTGCCGATCGGGCCAAGCCATCCGCCGTTAGCGTTGTATGCGCCCATGTTGGCGTTGAAGAGGCCCTGGTTGTAATTGCCCGCAAGGTTTGCTGCCCCGAGCATGTCGGGGCCTGAGGTTGTGGCCTGTTGGGCAAAGGCGTTAAACGCGGGATTGGTGACCTGTGAGCCAGTCCTCACCGCGTTGAGTACGTTGATGGGCCTGTCCTGCAAAGCGGAAAGCAGGCCGAGCTGCTGCGTCTGCGCCTGCTGGCCCGTGTTGATGCCGTACAGGGCCGCCTGCATCATCGCGTCGTTTTCGCGCTGCGACTGAAGCCGCATTTCGTTGTCGTAGGCTTCCGAGCCGAGCGGGATGCCCTGATTCGCCAGCCGGTTTTCGAGGGCTGCGCGGGAGCGGTCGAGGTCGGGCCTGAGTCGCGCCATGATGGCGTCCTGCCCGGTCTGGCCTGCGTTGACCATTGAGGCCGGGAGGTCGGCTGAGGTGATGTTTCGGCTAAGCGCCTGCCTGACGTAATCGAGGCCCTGATTCTGCAACCCGGCAAGGCCGAGACTGGTCTGATTCTGCGCGTCCAGCAGGCGGCGCTGCTCCGGGGCAAGGCTTAAGGTCTGCGTCCACCCGGAATCCGGATCGCTGCCGGCTTTGGTGTACGTGAGGTTGCCGTAGGGCGTGACCTGATTGATGCGGTTTGCCGCCGCCGCCGCTCGCGTGGCTTCAAGGTTGCCCAAAGCGGTCTGCTGCGCCGCTGCGGCGTAGTTGGGCGCAGGCGGAGGGCTTGGCGCGTCCTTGAAGTAAACCCCGACACGTCGGGCGAAATAGTTACGCATGCTTATCCTCCAGCCATCGGCACATGTCGCGCCACATCACATAGACCATCATGTTTCCTGTTGGGTGCGCGCCCCATAAAACCGTCTCAAGCTTGAAGCCCAAGTGCTCGTCAAACTTGCGGGCTTCCTTGTTGCCCTCGCCTACCAATCCAGTAACCCGCCTGACCCCGGCCACGTTGAAGGGGTAGTCGAAACAGGCCCTCAAATACTCACGGCGCAGCCAGCGCTTCGTCCCGTCGCTGGCGACGTGCATGCACAGGTTCACGGAGTTGTAGTCGTTGTAGACGACGCCCGCCCTTAGCTTTCCGTTTTCTTCCCAACCAATCCCAACGGCCGCGCCGTAATTGCCATGCTCGCCTGTTCTTTCAGCCACCCACTGCACAACGGAGTCGCCGGTTACGATCAAACGACACCGCCGTCCTGAATCAGGTAGTCGGTCGCAATCCACCTAAGTTGCTCAGTCCTGACGGCCCCAAGCATGTGGGCAGCAAACGAATAGCCCATGGCATACGCCGTTTGCCAGTCCCTGCGGATCGTCGGGTCGCCGCCCCACGTCCCCACATCCCACAGGCCCGAATCCCATACGGCAGCGCTTGAAGGCACGACGGCCAAAACGCCAGTCGGCGGCGACGTGTCGAAGTCGGCATTGACGCCAAGGTTGACTGCCGGAGCGCCGTCAGAAGCAAACACGGGACGCAGCAGTTTGACTTGCTTCATTTGCGTGTTAGCCCCGTGGGGGCTGAATGACTGCAAGCCCTGAAAGCGGATGTCCACGCCGTCATCCGCAAACGTGTCCCAGGCTTTTGCGACAAAGCCATTGCCGCCGAAATACATCCGGTCGTTATGCCGTTCCCAACAGGTCGCATTCCAGCCAACAAACCGGCACCACGACCCTGAAATGGTATTCATGGCAAATTGCACGGCCTGATTCGTCCCCGTGGGCACGTTCAGCAGCAACATGTTTTCCGCTGGATACAGGATGGCCTGCCAGCCGTAATTCCCCGAATACAGGCTTGCGTATTCATTGAGCGCGTTCTGGATTTTCGCCGTCACGCGCTGGTTGTTCATGTCCTGCTCAGTTTTAAGCGCACGACTGAGCGGCGTCAGCCCTTCCTTCAGGACGAGAAACAGGTCGCCGCCGTATTTCATGAAGCAGCGCCGGCCAATGGGGTTGCCGACTTGGTAGACGCCGATCAGCGCCCACGTAGCGGGGGCGGCGGGGTCCGTGCCTTCGTAAACGGCCACTTGGCCTTCGGAAGTGATGAAAACGGCGTAGTCGTCGATGCCGAAGCCAACGTCCAGCGTCCACGTCGCCATGGCTACAAGCGAGCCGCCGCGTGAAAAGATGCTGGAGAAATCAAACAGCGTCGCCGCGCCGGATTTGGCATTGGTGGCCAGATACCAAGCCTTGAGGCTGTTTTTCTCAACAAACCACAGCCGGTTTTTGTGGCTGTTGACGTGAATCAAGTCAGCCGCCGTCGCGCCCGTGATGGTTTCCGTCGCCCAGGTGGTGCCGTTATAGCTTCTGACGCCATCGGCCCCGTTCACGGCAATCAGCCAATTCCCTGCGGAATTGACAAACATGGTGTGCTGCCAGCGGGCATTGTTGAGGCTTGAGACAGCGGCGGCACCAACGACGCCAGCCGTCGTCACGTCGTAGATGGCCGTGCCTGCCGCCGCGAAAAGCTTCTGGCTTCCAGAAGGCGGGCTGTAGTCCATCAGGGTTTCGACGGTGCCCGTAATGCCGGTCACGTGGTCTGAATAGCCTAAGCGCACGCGCACGTCGGTGACGGTCGGAAACATGTTGTCCAGAATCACCGCGTCGCGCTTGTCCATGTCGGCCAAGGAATCGCGGGAATTCCAACCTCCGACAGGCGCGGGGACGCTGACGGTGCGCGCTACCTGCCCGCGTGTCAGTCGTTGGGCGGGAAGCCTCACGGCTGATTCCAAGTCCCGGACGGCACGACAACCAACGGCACGACATCGTACATGGTGCCCGTCATGCTCAAGGTCGGCTTCACGGCGTCGCGCTGGAGCAATTCAGCAATGCGGCGCTCGTACTTGGCGAAGTCCTCCGCGTACGTCATGCCCTTGGCCTGCTTCCAGCGCCAGATGGTGCCCAGAATCATCGTCGTGTCATCAAGCAGGGACGTGTCGGTGTCGGACTGGTATTCCGTCCCACCGGCAGCCGTCCACTGGTTGGTGATGTACTCGAAATAGCAGTCCTGTCCCGCAGCGGGGACGGGGTAGAAGCGGATGTTGTTGGCAATGATGCGGTAGCGGTTGAAAGGCCCCGCAATTTGGATTGCCTTCTGCTGCTGCCAGTCCTGCAAACTGTCCGGGCCATAAACAGGGCGGCGCAGGGTGCGATTCCAAATCGTCTGGTTGACGATCCAGCCGGCGCCGGTCGTGATGGCCGCAAGCGAAGTTTGCAATTCCGCCGCAACGGTCGTGAATGTGGCCTCGCGCTGTAGCGCCTGCCACTGATACCGCGACGCCTGCTCCTGCCCTTCTTCGTTGGCCAGTTCAACCAACTGCTGGACCTGAAGGTCGGAGGACGTATAGGCAGCATTCGGCACCGAAATGCCGATACGCTTACACACGCGCTGTATCAGTTGCAGGCAATTCAGCATTACGCGGCTTCCTCAACCTGAGGCGGACGCCCCCGGCGCTTCTCAAGGGCCTCAAGGCGGCCTTCCAGGCGCTCCACCACTTCTTCAAGGCGGCGCTTGTCCTCGCGAAGGTCGGCGACTTCCTTCACCAGCGGCGACAGGTCGCGCTTCGCCTGAAGCTCGGCCACGGCCATGTCACGCAGCACGCGCCCGTCCATGCCGATTTCACCAAGGGCGGAATCGGGGACAGCGGCCAAGTCCTCAAGCGTCGGATATCGCGCAGCCAACTGCTCGCGGCGGGACTTCAGGATTCGCTCCCAGTGCATCAGCGGCGTACCTTCTCGCGGGATTTCCCGGCCTGCCTTGAATGCCGCCAAGCCTTCCTTGAATTCCGAAACCCATGAATGCTCATAGCGCCCTTCGCGGGCCTCGCGGCCTTTCCGCTCAATCCACTCCTCGGCGAAAAACTCCATCGGGTCGCCCTTGTGCCCGTGTGGCGTCACCTGAATAAACGTGACGATTTTCGGCACTTCGTAGCCCATTTCGGCGGTTTTCTCGGCATCGACACCGTGCTCACGGTCGATGAAGCGGAAGTAAGGAACTCGATTCATGCTGTCTCCAAGCGGTTGCGCTTTGTTTTGCCCACTGTATTGCGGGCAAAAGAAAGCGCCCCGGCGAACCGGGGCGAGGGTGGTGGTGTTTAGGCCGCGCCAGCCAGCGTCGGACGGTTGCAAGTCACGATGTTGTAGAACGCCGTGCCGTCGTTGTACGTGCCGGTGACGGACACCGCGCCAGTCGTGTTGCCGTTGGCGGCAAGCGTGATGGTGCGGTTATCCGAGCTGATGTCGTTGATGATGGAAGCCGCTGCCGTCGCGCCCGTGGTGGACACGCCCTGGAACCAGCCGAACGAATCGGACACGGTAATGACGGGCGAGCCGCTGCGGACGTTGGCCACCTTGACCACGGTGCTGGTCGCGGCGCGGGTGACGCGGGCATTCAGAATCTGACGGTTGGTCAGCGTGCCGCTGCCCTGACCGGCTGTCGTGGACGACAGGCCGATACCGGCATCCGCCGCGACGCTCGCCGCAGACCACACCGGGGTCGAACCGCTGATGACGGCCCACAGGAAGTAGGTGCCAGTGGCGGCAGCCGACGGGATGCCGACGCTGTTGAACGCCACGGAACGGCCGGTGCTGGCCGTGGTCGCGGCAAGGGCGGCGTTGAAGCCACCAGCCGAGCCGGGGACGTTGGTATCAACGGTAATGCCCTGGTCAAACGCCAGAATAGTGCCGGTACGCAGCGGGGTGCCCGTGGTGAAGGCGAAACGCAGGTACACGAGTTCCTGCGCGCCCCAGTACGGGTCCACAACAGAAACGACGGTGCCCAGCGCATGACGCTGGACGGTATCCCAGGTGGCAAAGTTGCCGACCGGGTTGGCTCCCGCAATGGGGAGCAGCGAAGAGGCGATGGTCATATGTTTCTCCTTACGCCTTCATCACGCCCTGCAGCGAGCGGTTGCTCACCGTGGCGTTGCCCATCCACACAATGGTGCGAACCATCGCGTCCTGATTGATGCTTTCCACCTCTTCCAGCATGGTCATGTTGGCGTCGCGGTGGACGACGAGATCCATGTAGTTGGTGTTGAGGAAGTAGGCATGCTGCGCCGGAATGCCGCCCGACGAATCGAAGAACACGTCGGCGGTCTTGTACTTCATCGAAATCATGCCGGCGCGGCCATTCTCGTCAGCGGTGTAGCGCTTGAGGCTGGTCTGCGACTGCTCGAAGAACGAGAAGTAATCGTCCGACATCACGATGAGGTCCGGGGTATCCGCGCCACGAGTGAGGCGAATCCACAGCGGCAGCATCAGCGACTCGATGGTGTTGGCCGACGGCGTAATCGCAGCGCCACCCTGAAGCGGGGCCGCCGCGCTCTGGACCACGTTCTGCCAGAAGGCGTAGGTCGACGAATTGATGCCGCCAACCGTGCCCGTGCCCGCGTCAGCCACCAGCGACTGGAGGCCGCCAATCTGGTTGGCAGCCGTGCCATCGCTGTACAGGTCGCTCGACAAGCCGTTCGCCATGCTGTTCTGCGCGTTCTTCACCTTCGCCTTGACGAAGTTGATGATGCGATTCTCACCGCTGTTCACGCGCATTTCGTAGCCCGAAATGGCGATGCTCACCGCCACCTGACGCCACGGGTATTCCGCCGCGCTGATGACGTCCACGGCGTTGATGGCCAGCACGTCGAACCCGCTGTAGCGCTGGTAGGTGCTGTTGCTGGCGTATTCCAGCGGCTCGACGACGGAAAGACCGCCGTCCTCGACGCGGGTCTTGCCCGCCTCTTTCAGTTTGCGATACAGCGCGTTGTGCTTCGTCACGTTGTCCGCAATATCCTTACGGTGGGCACGATAAGTCGTGCTCACCAGCTCGCTGAACACGTTAAACGCGCCAGCGGCAAAGCCCTGTCCCGGTGAAGGCATGATGTAACTCCTATGCGCTCGTCAAACGACGCAGCGTCTCTCTGATGGTGTCGTCCATTGTTTGCCCTGCGGCAATGTCGGCCGGCAAAGCGGGCCGGGAGCGCACGTTGACGCTCGCCATTCGCTTTGCGGCTTCCGCCTTCTTCGCGGCCTCTCCTCGCTGCGCCTGCGCCTGCTGTTGAGTCAGGGCCTGCCGGGTCTGAGGATTCGCGTAGATGGCTTGCGCGTAGGCATCGTCAAGGGACGTCGCGAGACCGGCTTGCAGTAATGCAGCCATGTGTTCGCGTACCGCCTCGAAATGCACGTGCGCGGGGTCGGCAGCGAAGCGGGATATCTCGCTGTGTAGCGTTTCTTCCGCCTGCTGCCGGCCAAGGTTCTGTTGCTGTTCGATGTAGCCCTGCAACTGCCGCATCTGCTGCTGTAGGGCTGAAAGCGTCGGATCTACCGGCGCGGGTTTGTATTCCTGTACCTTTCCGATGTCCACGCCGTACTGCTGAGCCAGAAAGCCCAGAAACTGCACCTTTTCGTCAGGCGAGCCGAAGCGCAGCTTGGCGTCGGCCTGCAAAAGGTTTTGCACGGCGACATCAGGCGTGACGCCCAATGCCTGCATCGTTGGGATAAATGGCTCAAGGGCCTGCCGCATGGAGCCGCCGAACTGCGCCTCCTGCCGGTACTGCTCAATGCCCTTATGGAAATCCTGCTCGCGCCTCAGCACTTCCTGCTGGACTTCCGGAGGTACAGCGGCCCACTTTTCGGCCACTTCTTTGCGCCAGGTATTCGGAGGCGGAATGCTTGGGGCTTCCGGGACTTCCGGCTGCACCTCTTCCTGCGCTTCCTGTCGGGGCGCAAACCGCCCGCTGTCGTCCCGCGTGATAGCGGGCTTTTCGGCTTCAACAGGCTCTGCGGATTCGCCCGCAGTCAGCTTCGCCAGCGTTTCCCTGATGGTGTCGTCCATCGACTTTTCGTCGACTTCTTCCACCTCGATACCGTCGGGGGTTGCCCCTTCGTTTTCGAGCATTCGGCCTCCAGAAATGAAAAAACCCGCCGAAGCGGGTTACAAAAAAGCCCGCACTAGGCGGGCTGGTTACATGCGTTCTAAGCGCCGCCTCATGTCAGGCGGCAGTTGGTGGTAGGCCCGCCGTGCGGCGGCGTCCAAGCGGGCGTCGGCCTTCGCCTCGTCATAGGCCCGCGCCCGAGCGGCTTCCTTCTTTTCGGTGTCCATGCCTTCCCACGGGCGGCTGCCGGTGCGCTTCAAGTCCTCGCGTCGACCTTTCCGTCCATGCACGATTCGCCCGTCAACGGGGCTTTCGTAGTCGGGAAGGTCGCCCACCACGAAGTGCGTTTTCGCTTGCGTGTACTGGTTGGCCGGGATGAGTTCGCCGGTTTCCCTGTCCTGAATGAATCGCTGTCTCATAGCAGCAGCAACACTTCCTCGTCGTCTTGTTCCAATAATTCCTGATATTCCCGCAGCCTGATTTCGATGGCGTGCAGGGCCATCGCGTAAGCCTGCCAGTCAGGCTCCGCTTTCGGCGTTTTCGGGATTTCGACGGCTTCAACAAGTGCCGGGGCTTCCTCCCGGACTTCAGCCAGCAGCTTCTCAACCCGCGCCTTCGCCCGCTTGGCCTTGCGGTAAGACCAGATTTCGGTGCGCGGCGCGTCGTCGCCGCCGACCTTGGTAGCCGTGCCGCCCGGAGCCTCACCGCCACCGGACAAGCCGCCAAGGCCAGATACTTCGCCCGAGCCTTGGGCAGTCGTTGCGCCCTGCCCGACAAGACCGCCAACGCCGTCAACCGTGCCCGAGCCTGACGCTGCTGCGCTTGGCGCTTGGCCTTCGCCAACAAGTCCGCCTACACCGTCAACGGTGCCCGCGCCATTCCCCGCGCCCGCTGCCGCGTTTTGGAGCAGGGTCAGCAGCATTGTGGATTAGCCGATTGCGCGCAGGGTGCTTAGGGTGTTTTCGGTTTCCGCGATTTCGGCGTCAAGCGAGTCAATGCGGGCAATGTCACCCAGGTCCGCCGCTGATGTCCTTGCCTGCGAAAGATTCACCAGCCGACGCGATAGCAAATCAATCAGGTCGGCGATGCTCATCAGATCACCATCGCCCGCAGCAGCACGGTGGACGTGTTGAGCAGCATGTACACGTAATCAATTTCAGTGCCGCCGTCCATGTAATGCACATCGAACGCCGTGTCGCCAAGCAGGGCCGCGCCTTGGGTGTAGGTCATCGTCGACCAGCCGTCTTGCTCCGAGGTCGTCAGGTTCAGGCGGAACCAACGGCCCGTGGCGTCCTTCTGGCTGTACAGGTTGTTATTGAGATAGACGTGCTTCGTCCCGGTCGTCAGCGTTTCCGTCGCGGGCGAATAGGTGATGGCATTCACCCAGGTATTCGCGGCGATGTCGTAGTAATCCATGACGGCACCCGCCGCGCCTCGGTAGCTGTAGATGCGGCGACCGGCGATGATGCTGTTCTCATCATTCCATGCTGTGTCGCTGGTTTCCCACGCCCAGTGCCCCGACATGCCGGTTCCCGGCGCTGCGCCTCGGGCCAGCGTGGGACTCAAAGTCGTCCACGTGCCCGCCGAGATGGAATAGCGGAACAGGGTGACGGCGTTTGACCCCATGTAGTAGATGAAGTCGTCGTTGCCCTCGATGCTGTATGCCGAGGTCGCGTCAGGCTGCGTCGTCCACGCGGCGCTGGTCGTGATGACGGTGGCCGTGTTGGAAGCGATGGTTCGAATCTGGCCCGCGCCGGTGCCGCCAGTGATGCGAATCTGGTAATTCGCCCACTGATTGACGGCCCAAGTTTTTGCGCTGTTCGTCAGCGTCGATGCGCCGCCTGCCGTGGCCGTGCCGGTAGCGAATGACTTGTACCCTTCGCCTTGCCACGACGGGGTGGAAATCAGCTTTGAGTCGGTGCCGATGACGGCGGCGGGGGCGATGCCGTCCGTCGCGCCGGTTTCGGCAGCGGCCCAGGTGTTGGTTGCGAAGTCGTAGAACCGGAAAACGTTAGCCGTCGTCGTGCCCGCCGCTGTGATCGCATTTAGGACGTACCAGCGGGGCGTTAACAGCCGGAAAGTCGTCGATGCCGTGAACGCTGAAGCCTGCACGGGAACCCTGATGGTCGCAGTGGCGCCGATGGTGTTTGACTCAATCGCCAGCGTCACGCCAGCGTTCGGGCCGCCGGTAATGTGGATGCTGTAACCCCGAAGGTCGCGAGCCAGTGTCAGGCCGGTGATGATGGTAGATGTCGTGCCGCCCGTGGCGGTGCCCGATGGCCCGACCGCTGTTGCCGTCCCGCACGCACCCGGCGCAAATGTACCCGCCAGCGCGCCGGACGGGATTTGCACCCAAGCGTCCTCGAGCGGGTTGTACAGGTAATGCACTGTTGCGCTGACGACATACAACTGCTGCTGCCGGTAATGACGCGATGACGCGATAAACGACCCGGTAACGCTTGCTGTGGGCGCAGGCGTGCAGAACTCCCATCGTTTTAGGTCCAGCAGTTTGCGGTTGCCGTTGGTGG